TTGGTAAATGCCGAGAATGAGACCTTGTTCGCGGTCGAAGTTCTGTACGATGCCAATGTGGGGCAGACTCAGTATCCAGTCCCGCCGGATATGTGTCAGTTGAGAGGGCTGCTCTGGAAAGACGCCTCAATCTCCCCCGCAAATGCCAGGCCCGATGACTACAACTGGATGAGCTACCAGGACAACATCGAAAATCCCAGTGATTTTGGCGGGCAGGTAGGTCGTCCAACGTGGCGTCGGGTGGGCAACATCTTCAAGTTGAATCAAGACCCTGGTGATTTCCAGGTGGGTAACAACCCACAGGGAATTATGGTGCGATATATTAAGTGGATACAGTTCCTCATTAACGATGGTGACTATCTCGACTTCACCAACGCGAGAATCATTCAGGAGTGTGTGGCTTGGGACGCTACTCTTGATTGCGCGCGCACTCAAGATGAGATGGTCGACACGACTGGCATTGAAAAGACCCTTGCGTATTGGAACCAACAGCTTGAGATCGTAACTCGCAATAGCTACCGGCCCCCGAATATTCGGTTGATTGGGCCGACGTACGTGAAGAATACATTCAGTGGTCGATAATGGATAGTCAAGCATTTATACAACATCTTTTGGGGTTAACGACTCCATATGGAATTGAAGGTCTTGACCCACTTCTTGTCAAAGACCCACGCTTTGATTATAGCACCAGAATAAATCCACAGACCGGAAGCTCTCAACTTGTTGGTGGTGGTGATGCAATCAATACGCGGTTCGATCGACACCTTCAATTTCTCCCTGATCTTGACGATCGCACCATCTCTGATGATATGTGGTCAGTGACGGCGGGCGGGCATCAAGGAACAAGCGAGAAGGATCAATCATCTCCCTTCTTTATGGACGCATCAAAGAGTATTGTGGGTGACGCGAAGTCTGTATCACCGGATATGGTCAGGCGAATGCGTGTCCTCACCACGATGATGCGTCAACCGGAGATTCGTCAATATCACCCTGGTCTAAAAGGATTCTCTCCTCAAGGAGACCACTACTAGATTATCAATTCCAATTTGGAATCCATAATGCGTCTCGCGAACGAAAAAGACGTCGACTCCGTGATTGAATGGCTTGGTTTTAAAGGCCTCGACATCCAACCCGACGTCCTCTCTCGCCCCTTTGATTCTTGGCGGCGTCTAGAGAATTGTGACCTGTTCGTGCCAGGTTCCATACGTAAAATCATCGGGCCGAAATTCTTGGGCGGTCCGTACGTCTCTACGACGCCGCCACCTCCGCCGCCGTTGCAGATGGTCAATCTGCCAGTGCAACAGTATGAATCGACGGGGTCTGATCAGGTCTTTGGGCCGCCGCCGACACTACCACTTACAGCGACCGTCTTGCTGCAAACCGACATTCAGCCAGGAGACTTGCTCATTGCCCTTGTTACTGTTCAAGGCTACGCCCCTGGAGTTGGTTCTGTAATCGGCCCGCTTGATGCGTTGGCAAATTGGAACGTCATAGACGGATCGATTGCGGCTGTGGAGGGGCTCACCACCATATTATCTCATGTCGTGGGTGGTGGAGAAGGCCCGACTGTCACGTTCTCCTATTCATCAAACAACAACTTCAGTGGCTACTCGATGAACGTGGTGGTCATTGCGGTGCGGTATGCTGATAATGTTAATCCTGTCACTAAGTATGTCTCAACTACCGCTCCGGCGAATTTCGGCCCGACCAACAATTTCAATGGACCGGTGACAGATATTGCCAACACGCTCATATTCGCACTTTACCAGGCGTATGATAAGAAGATAACACCAGGAAATATTGCCGGAACATCGCTCATCTTCGACACCCAGAGTGTCGGCGGGCAAATCTTCTGGACGGGAGCAATGTGGGAGAAGCCATTTGTTGGGCCTGGTGCGACGGGGGCATTTAATTCACCCACAGGTTGGTCGAGCGCCGGCCCGAATCCAAGTGACTTAATATTGGCTATCAACTCCGCCCCGATTCCACCACCCACTCCACCTCAACCACAATTGATTGTGGAGATGGCTGCCTACAAGCAGTTCCCAACCACGCCATTTGTGGACATTGGAATTGGGAATCTCGGTGGATTATTCGATCTTATCTCCGGTGCACATCTTGGCGACCTCGGTGGCGACCCTGGCCAGCCCTTTGTGTGTATGTTCCCTGGCACCGCCTTCGGTGGGGCAGCAATTCTCTACCTTCTCTCTACCATGAAGGGTGCCCCGCCCAAGAAATATGACGGCATCAACGTCACCGACATCGGCGTGACTCCACCCATTGGCCCTGTCGCCGTCCAAATCCAGCAATCAGCCTCAAACACCAACGCCTACCTAATGCAACTTGGGATTCAATACTTGTGGACATATTTCAATTCGGAAACACTCCATGAGTCATCCCCATCACCCGTGGACAACACGTCAATCATCACGCCGGTCACCAACCACCCCGCTCTGGCGACCCCTTTTATCACCCAAATCAAGCTCACAATACCTACTCCTGATCCTGCTGTTGGTACTGGTTACAATCGTATTAGAGTTTATCGCACTAGAGATGGTGGACAGACATTTTTTCTTCTCCCCAAAGTTCGCGCCGCAGACGGCACTAACCTTTCGGACGCGAACCTCTCGATCGCACGCACATCGGGCGCGGCGATGGTAGTTTATGATGGGGTGACTGCAACCAACAACGCACCGGCTGATGATGCGCTATTGGTGAGTCCTCCAGGTGGTGCCCCTGCCATTGACTCCCATGACCCGCCGCCTCCAGCGGTGTGGGGTGCCGTCTATCAATCTCGCTACTGGCTCGTCAAAGAAGACCTCAAGACCCTAGTATTCTCTGGAATCGGGGACTTTCAGTCATTCCCAATTGATAATTTCTTCACCTTCCCGAAGGACATCCTCGATGAAATCACAGCCCTTGTTGCTCTCAGCGACCGACTCATCGTCAACGGCAAGAACTCGGCCCGCCAGATCACCGGCACCGACTTCTCGGACTTCGTTGAAGTTCCCGTCGATATGCGCCGAGGTAGTTTGGGTCGCCGGTCCGCGGCGAGCGATGGTGATAACATATATGTCCTCACCGCCCAGAGTCTCGCACGGCTCGCGTTTCAAGTGGCAGGACCGCCCTTCATAGGCGACCACATCAAACCCCTCACCGATTCAATCCTGGCTGCTGCTCAGCAGTCCATCATCTGTATGGATATCGACACCCCTCGAAGCATCTTGGTGTTTGCTATTAAAGTGGCTGGAGTAACCTACAATGACCAAATCATCCTGGCCGACCTCGGACGCGAGTCGCCCTTTTCGATTATCAAAGGACTCCCTACTGAGGTTATCACAGTACGTGAGCTTGAGTTTGCAGACGGTACGCTTGATATGGTATTTAGTGGGGCTGACGGTAATACTTATCGTCTGTATGATAGTAGCGGTGGTAATGGCTCCTTGGTGGCTGTGGCAGAGACTCAAGAATTACCATTGGTCGATGTCGATATTTGGAAAACCTTTCAGCATTTTGTGCCGATTGGGACGGATTTCGCGAATTGGAAGCTCGCGTATTCGGTGGACGGTGGTGCGACGTTTAATGCCCTCCGACCTATGTTCACCAAGAATCCAATTGGGCTGAGTGGGAAGACCTGTATCATTCAGTTGACCCATAATGTTAACAATGGCGTCGCGGCGATCTTGAGCCGCGCGAAACTTAAGTACGAACCCAAAATGGGAGCACAATAATGGAGCGAGTAGAGCTTGCCATACATGAGTTGCGGAAGGCTTATAATTGTCTTTACATTGCTGTGGAACCATCAGTGGCTGAAGATGTAGGAAAACGTGTGGAAGAGCTCATCGACGCCTTCCGTGAACGCATCAACAAGATTCAAGTGGGAGCACAATAATGCCAGGTTCAGCAGCAACATCTCTCGGAACCGGCGCAACGGCGTTGACAAGAATGTTGAATCAGCCCATTCCAGGTCTCGATTCGGGTGGGTTTGACACTCTCTCGGAAGGGTATGATAGTGCCCAGACCACGGGGATTGCTGACCTCTCACGTAGAGGGTTGACGACCACTGGTGCGGCCCCTGAAATGGAGTATAATCTCCAAAACCAATATCGTCAGGGCGCTTCGCAGGTGGTTCAACAGGGGGTTCAACAGACTCAGCAGCAGCGGTTGGCGATTTTGAACGCAATGCTCGGCCTGGGGAGTGCGGGTTTGCTTGGGTCGAAGGCAAGTATGGGGAGTGAGTTTGAGAACATGGGCTATGGGAGCGATGTGTTGCAGGGCATCCTCGGTCCTGCCGCACCTCCAGGAGGTAACTCCTTTATGAGTGCCCCCAACCTCCGTTCGTTATTGTCGGGAGTATTCTAATGGGTATATTCGACCCAAGTGGGTTTGGGTTTCTCACTAATTTGATGAACTCAATTGGTGGGGAGGCAACAACTGGTCTCAACGCGAAGCGACCGATGGGCACCAAGGCGATGGGTCAAACGTTTAAGGGTCTTGAGGGTGCCCCACCGATGGTGTTGCCTGGGGGTGGGACACTACCTGGGGGACGGTCGGCTCAATCAACAGCCGAGGCATTTCCAAGTGCAGAACTGCCACTTGCCCAGGGTGAGGATGCCTACAAGATTGGCCTAACGGGCGACCTGGCCGGCGCGAGTAAGTTGGGGAGTGAGCAATCTATATTGGGAACATCATATAGATCGGCCCTATCGTCGCAGCTCGACCAACTGCTCAAGAGCCTCGGTATAGGGTCATCGTCGTCCGCACTCGGGGCAGGCTCAGTGGGCTTTCTAACGAAGTTGCTCAGTGGTGCATTCTAATGGCAGATTTTCTCAGTGATTTGTTAAATACGAGCCTTGAGTCAAGCCCAGGTGGCGAGACCCCTGGGTGGCTTGGAAGTGACCCCAACCGGATGGCAGTTGATCGGGCATCAAGTGTCGAAGCCATCAAGCATTATCTCGTCACTGGCCAGCCCCCGCCCGAGGTTCAGGCACCGAGCTATGGACCGGTGGATGCCCTGTTGAAAGGCATTGGGGCACGGAGCAAGTTCAGACCGGTGAATCCTGGTTTGAGTGAGGACATGAGTCTTGCAGGAGATATTCGTAAGTCGGAAGGGCAAGGAGCGTTACTGGATAAGCTCAAGGCGGTGCAGGAACAGGGAATGCAGTTCGGGACCAACTCGGCCCGCACGACTGCTGAGACCCTTGGGGCACCGGAGTTGGAAGCGTCGTTCCCGAAGGATGTGAAGGGAATTGGGGAGTTGAGAGTCTCACAGCAAGACCTCACACTCCAAAAGCTGTTGATGTCTCAAGACGTGAAAGAACAGCAGTTGGGACTTCAACAACAGGCAATGCAAGTTCGTGAGGCCATTGCCAATGGCAACATGGACCGAGCACAGCAACTGATTCAAATGGGTCAACAGCGAATTGGTCTTGAACAAGACCGGCTTGATGCGGGGCCGGTGAATCAAACTGCTCAAGCTTTGCTAACCTCCACCGATACGCGTGAAGGACAGTTGATTGAGCAGCTTTCGCGAGCATTATCTGACCCGCTCGCCGGTGAGAATAGTCCTGCGGTCACACGAATTGAGGCTGAACTTGCAAAGGTGAGAAAGCAACGTTCTCAGTTGCTTAAGGCACGAGGAGTACCTAAAGAGTTCCAGTCTATCTATGATGAAGGGACCGATGATACACCCGCCCCCAAAAAAGGTGGTGTCAAACCCGCTCCGGCAGGACTTTTTGACTAATGGCTGACTTCGAGACAGTTCTTGGTAGATTGCAGCAAGCCGAGGGACTTGACCGAGGGGCTGCGATCTCTCGGCTGCGGGAATTGAATGACGCGGGCCAGATTCCAGAGGGGAAGGTTCCAGACCTGGGGTGGAATCTGTTCAAAGAGGAATATGTTAAGGCACCACTTGAAAGAGCTGGTGCGGGCCTGGCCAGCGGGCTGGTTGACATTCCTGAACGCCTTACTGGTCTCATTCCTGGCTCCGAGGCGTTTGAGAGTCCGCGGGAACAGCTTCTTAAAAAGGTGCAAGGGCAAACTGAGCCATTCAAGTATGCTGAAGGCACTGGGGAGGTCGTGGGTGGACTCATCAGCGCGGGCGGGCCATTTGAGGGACTAGAAGAAGGAGTTGGGTATGCCATCCCGAAGTTGGCCGGTGAGGATTTCCTCTCCACAACTGCCCGTCGTGCAATCGCGGGCGGGATATTTGGCGGGGCTGACACCCGTAGTGCAAAAGGGGTCGAATATGGCGCGCTTGGTGGTGCGGTGCTTCCTCCTGTTATTGAGACTTCACTTGGGTTGGTTGGCCGACTTGGTGGAGTGGTTGGCTCGAAAATTGGCTCGATGCTTGGACGAACCGTAGGAGAAGGTGTCGACGACATCGAACCGGAATTCACAAGAGGTGAATCACGTGATGTCGAGTCACAGAAAGCCCTTCCACCACCGTCAATATTTGGCCCACGTGATGGGGAAGGGAAGCTCTCGTTTATAATGAATGAGAGACCGAGTGACCCAATCTCGGCGGAGCCAGTTGAGGTTGGACCCATTGACAAACCACCCGGCCATATCAGTGGCGAGACCGACGTAGTCCCTCCTCAAGGCTCAATATTCAACCCCGTCATCCGAAAAAGCCCACCGGTTTTAGCCGATGCCGATTATGTTGGGACCAAGAATGCCACCACTGGCCAGCCCTTTTCGGGTGAGCATACTGTTCTGCTTCAAACGAATCGGGGGGATGTCTACGTCAATCCACACCACGAAGCGGCGGAGCTTGGCAAACCCTCGCCAGTTGACCTCTCTAATCCGATGGTGCTGGATGTCAAGAATGAGCCATATAGAGATGCGTTAGAGAAGCTATTTCCTAACAACGCTAAGCTCCTTGCTCTTTATGACTCCAGTGAAGAACCAGATGTGGCGGCCCGCGAAGTGCTTGGTCGGCTGGCCACCAAG